GTGAGAATAGCCCAGTATCACCAGCCCCACGTTCTTTTGCTTGAGAACGTCAAAAACATTCTCACGATTGACAACGGCAACGTGATAAAGACCATTGAGAATAAACTGGATGAGATCGGCTATACCATCAATAAACACGTTCTTAATGCCTCTTATTTCGGCATTCCGCAAAGCCGTGAGCGTGTCTATTTCGTGTGCCTCCGTAAGCACAGCAAAACAAAGGATAAGCTGGTTTACAGGCCTCCAAAGGCTACCAACAAACTAATCTATCTTGAAAACATCTTAGAGAAAGAAGTCGATGACGCTCTGTTTATCGACCGCAAAGACATGGTAATTGACCTTAATATCAGAAAGCACAACCTTGAGCCTATCAGAGTCGGGCAGGTAAACAAGGGTGGGCAGGGAGAAAGAATATACAGCGACAAAGGCCACGCTATCACGTTATCGGCTTTCGGTGGCGGCGTGGGGGCTAGGACGGGGCTTTATCTTGTCAAAGACAGGGTAAGAAGGCTATCAATTGAAGAATGCAAAAGGCTAATGGGTTTTCCGCAAAGCCACTATGTGAGTGCTGGAATGCAAGGCTACCAGCAACTCGGCAATGCGGTCATTCCGCCCATGATCGGCCACGTTTACGATAGTATTAAAGTCATATAATATGAACAGAAACGCCTATATCGGCAGGAATGTCGAAATCCTTTTTAAAAACAGCATAGAGGACAACCCGTCCGAAATGTTTTTAAATATAGCTCATCCTGTTTCAGTAGAAGAAAAACCCTGGCCTCAAGAGGGGGATGAGTTTTGGTTAGTCGATTTGTGGGGAGACCCAGAGCAAGCAGTCTACTCAAGCATGAATAAATATTATGTTTCTTTTAGAAAAAGAGGAAACTTCTTCCAAACCAAAGAAGCAGCTGAGATGTACTCTCTTAGAATAGAGAGTTTGAGTAAGGGGGTTATGCCAAGTAAAAATCAAAATTATTGGGTGTGGGACTTTTATGATGAACACGCTCAGGAATGGGTGAAAACCGAATATTTAGAAAAGCATGTCATGACTCCTAAATTCCCCACTAAAGAAGAATGTCAGGAGTGGTATGATCAGTTTGGGAAGAGTTGGGAGTATTTACTTAATAAACAGAAATAAATTATGGAAGTAATATTAATATTAGTAGTAATTTACATAATCAGTAGTTTTTTTGAAGAGACAGATTTTGACAGAATGAAGGAAGCTGAAAGACTAAATAATAATCTGAAATGAAAGATTGTCATAATCCATTAAAAGAAGAGGTGTTTGTTTATTTTGACAATGAAGAAAATTGGTTTTGTGTAAGGTGTGAAGAAGAAATAAAAACCATTCTAGTAATTAATAACCCTAAAAACAATGACTAAGAAAGTAAAACTATTTGAGGATTACTATAATGGGCCAGATAGAATAAAATCGAAATTTGCTGGAGAAGAAATGCTCAATGATCTCGCCATTAAACAAGCAGAGCTAGAAGAGAAGATTGATTTTATTATGGGCCCTAGCTTAATGGAAAGGATGAAAGAGGAGGCTAAGAAATTAGAAAAGTCCTTGAAAAATAAAAAGAAAGGAGATAAATAACTAGGGTAAGTATCCCTTTATAGCAAGTAAAATCTAAAATATAACATTTTCTTAAGTGGCTCAAGCTCTTTTGATGTGGTTTACTGCTATTTAATACTTAGATGTTGACATTGTATTACACTTTCATTAATTTGTTAACGTGAACGGATGGGATTTGACAACGGGAATGAGTTGTACATCAAAGAAAATCTGCCTGTATTACCCGACAATGTATTGACGAGCGAGCTTTATTTTGTTATTATAACTCCTCTACAGTTCTATCAAAGCCTCTGCGTATTAAGTAATTAGAGGTTTGGATAAAACCAAAAACCCGCTTTACTTTCTTAGGGTGTTGGCGGGCATTGGATTGAAGGGTTCTATTTATTTAGAACTCTTCTTTGCTGTGTTCGCATTGCCATAGTCCCTAGAAAAACTATTGTAAGGAAGGTAGAATAATGGTAGGGTGAAAACGATAATCTTCTCATAGAGCTTAAAACCACTCAAAACAATATAAAGTTGCCTGAGTGGTTTTTTGTTGGTATAGTGGGGTTAAATAATTAAACAACTATGAGTTACCAAACCCTAAAAGTCTAATGGAATTACCTCTATACAGAATAGGAGATCAAGTGATAGTGACAAACGGAACAGGCTTCTCTTTAGGGCTGGTTAAAACAGTCAATAAAAAGGCAGCTGATCCCTCTTGGATCTACGAAATATCTATAGGGACTTCTACCATGACAGTAAACGAATCTAAGATCAAAGGAGCTGTTTATCTCTCAAGCGAAAAAGCTGACTTTGCCGAAAGAAAAAGCCTTGAAGAAAGTATAAATTTAGATTAACTAAATGAAATGTTATTTTTGCAGAAAAGAAACCGTAAAGGTTATAAGGTGTGAGGATTGCAAAGGAGCTGTAGCTTTGCCAACTGTTTTATTTAAAGGATCAGGATTTACAAATAATACTTTAATTGGTAGTGTACAAGTGAAAAATGAGACCGATCCAGACACGGGAGAGAAAGTTTACCGAAAATAAATGCCTAAAGCTAAAAGAGAAACTCCATTAACAGGAAAAACAAAATCAGGAAGACTTCTAACAGAACAAGAGGAGCTTTTTTGTAATCTATATGTAAGGAACTACAATAGAATAGAAGCAGCTATGGAGGCTTATAATATAGATCAAACAAAGAAAGGATGGAGATACACAGCTTCTAACATAGCCTATGAGAACCTTTTAAGACCATATCTAAATGAAAGAATAAGGGAATTATTGGATAAACTTACTTTAACAGATCAAGTGGTAGATAATGAAATGAAGTTTTTAATTGATCAAAACGCTGAACTTTCCTCAAAAGCCAAAGGGATAGAAATTTATAATAAACTTAAGGGTCGCTACCAAGAAGACAAGACTAATAAAGCTCAAACAGCCCTTTTATCAGAAATCTATGGAAGACTCTCAAAAGGAAAAGATAATTGATATTCACTTAGAAGCTCAAAAGTCACTCGTAGACTACTATAGAATCATTCTTAGTGAAGATAACTACGTCCCCCCTGCACCTTTTCACTACGAACTCTCTGATATTCTCTTAAACCGAGAGGGGAATTTTGCCTTAGAAATGTTTCGTGAGTCTGCTAAAAGCGCTTACGCCCTAAAGACCTTTCCTCTCTACAAGCTTAGCTATCCAAAAAGAGAGTCGAGATATATTGTGATCATAAAAGCCAACCAAGAGCTTGCATCTGCCAAACTTCAAGAGATAGTTAGCGAATATGTAAATAGTCCAGTGCTAAATTTTAATTTGAAAGAAGTTAAAAAGAACTCTGCAAAGATATTTGAAGCAACAGTAATGTGTCCTGACGAGATGGATGTACGAATCGAGGCATATGGCAAGGGGACAAGTATTCGCGGGCTCTCATGGGGCAATCTGAGGCCTCAGGTGATCATATGTGATGACTTACAGGACTTGGAAGATTCTCAAAGCGATACTGTTCAAGAAAAAGACTGGACTTGGTTTTTATCTGATGTGAAATTTTTAGCTAAAACAGGGCGAATAATAGTTATAGGAAACAATCTAGGAGAAAAATGCATTATCGAACGTCTGATGAATGACAATTTTCTGAACTTTGAAAAGATTCGTAAGCCTGCTATTGAAGATGGAAAGGCAACATGGCCAGATATGTTTTCTTTTGAGTTTTTAGAGTCTGAACGGATGGAATTTAATAATCTCGGAAAGACCGATATTTGGTATAGAGAAAGGATGTGTCAGGCAATTTCAGAAGAATCCAAGCTATTTAAAAGAGAATATTTTAAATACTGGAAAGACGAAGATCTATTTTTAAGAGAGGAAAGGGACTTAAACCGTTTAGGGTTTGAATTTTATATCTCAGTGGACCTGGCAATTTCTGAAAAGCAAACCGCTGATGATACCGTACTTTGTGTTGTAGGAAAGAAGCGAGAAGCTCCCGAGTGGTACATCTTCGAAATGCTAGGAGGCAAGATGGACCCATTGAAGACTATAGATAACCTATTCTATCTTTATGGCAAGTACCGTCCTTTGAAGGTGGGGATCGAATCAGTGGCTTATCAGAAAGCTTTGTTCTACTTTATTGAGGAAGAAATGAAAAAGCGATCACAGTATTTCATGATAGATGAACTCCGTAATACAAATAAGAAAGAAGAGCGAATAAAGGGCTTACAGCCTATGTATAAGACTGGTGTAATCTACCACAGAGAGGGCATGTTGAAGCTAGAAGACCAACTCTTATCCTTTCCCTATGGGCTACATGATGATTATCCTGATGCCTTGGCAATGATGATTCAATTGATAGAGGGTACTTCACAGAGAATTTTTACTCAGAAAACAACATCTTCTTATATTGACCCGATTAAAAAAATCCATCAAAGGATGAGTTATCGTGACCCTCTGAATAGGAATTGACATGAATGATACCTGCATGTTATGATGGAAGCGTCATTCATGAAAAAAAGACTTTTATTCAAAGCACAGGGTCACCCCAGATTTAAGGACGGTCAAAAGCTATGGTTAATATTTTCAACAGGGGCATTAGCCTTCTATTGCTTGGGTAGATACAAGGGTAAAGGGAGGTGGATTAAGGATTGGGTTCATATTCAAGATAGGGATAGGGAAGATGGGAGAAGTTTTGTAAGTAAGGTTGATGCAAAATGGGTAGGGGAAGTAGAAATAAAAGAAGACTTTGATTTATATTTAAATAATGTTAGTGGTTGGCTTTAGCGGGCTTTATGCCCGTAGCTCATTGAGCGCTTTGTTATGCAAAGTATCATGGCGGATAATCTCCGCTAAAGGAAATCACCTATGAATCAGAAAGAACGGCCATTTTACAAAGCTAAATATCAGATGGAATTAGTTGCAGAGCTTATTCCTCAAGAGCCCTATCTTATTCGGCAGATGATGAGACGTAAAGGCTGGAACTTAGCAGAAACAATAAAATACTATCTTAAAAAAAATGAAAGTATCTGAACTTATCTCAAAATTAGAAGGGATGCCTCAAGATCAAGAGGTGTATATTGATGGAATTGAATGGGAGCCTATAGATCGTTCATTCAGAAAATGGAGAGGTTTTTATTTCCAAAGAATAAAATGAAACTTACCCCTGAACAAAAACTTTCACAAATCTATCTCATACTTTTGGGCTATAGTGAAACCAAAGGTGACCCTGTTAAGGCTGTAAAAGCCATTAAGAAAGTAATTTTAAACAAACAACTTCATAATTAACTTGCCAAAGTATCATTCATTGCTATGATAAGCTCATCTCTCACACTAATTTGTGAGACATGCGTTTTAATCAGATTAAATACAACCCCACAGAAGCTGAAAAAAGACTTGTTACCTATGCTCAGAACCTAAAAGAGGAGATGAGTACTTTTTATAGAGAAAAGTCTGTTAGGATGGCTCAGTGGGCAAGGGATGATTATAATGGCACAACAGAGGATACAGTAAGTAATCTTCAACTCATGAAGGTTCCTTTGTCTTACGCCGCTGTAAATCAAAGATGTTCGATTCTTTTCAATAATCAAAGTAAAGCTGAGTATCGAACTGTAGATGAAAGTAAAAAATATGATATTGAAATTCTAAGACAGGTTGACAAATATGATAAACAAGTTGGTGAATATAACTCGAATTATCAGGATATTGAAATGACAGCCAATATTGAGGGGTCATGCTTTTTTAGAGTGAATTGGGAGGAAACTTTAGATAAATATGGAAATACAAAAGGTGTTCCTTATGTTGGACTTCACAAAGTAAGATTAAATGATATCTGGTGGGATCAGTCCGCCAGAAAGGTGAAGGAGGCCAATCATATGATGGAACGTAAAAAAATGTCATATGAGAGATTTTTGAGGAAGTTCATCCCTCTAGAGGGGAAGGGATTTAAGAATATTCGAGGGGTGCAGCCTATGACTAGTGAAGATTGTGAAGATAATATTTGGCAGGAAGATTGGGAAAAATACGGTGAGGGAAATATAAAAGGGAACAAAGTGACTTTATGGTACATAGAATCTTTGGGAATGATTGAAGGTGGTGAGATAAATCCAAAAGCATGGATTATTGCCAATGGAACGGTTATTTATGAATCAAATAAACTCTTCGTCCCTGCTAAAGAAGGCGATGAAGACATGCTCTCATGGGATAAAATAGATGGAATCCCTACGGGTTCAATGATTGGTATGGGACTACCCGTACTTTTGAGACATATCCAAGAAGCAAGAGATAGACTTTTAACTTTAATAGTAGCTCAAGCCGAAATTGCCGTTGTCCCTCCTGTAATTCTTAGTCCTAACATTGATTGGGACACTGATGACTCTCCTTTGATGGCTGGGCGTGTTATAAGATCGAGAAATTCAGCTCAGGATGTTCGCAACGCTTACCATTGGTTCCAACCTCCTGATATCACTCAGGGCGCGCAGGCGACTATCGAAAGACTCGATCAGGATGCTATTATGCTTTCTGGTGTAGACATTCGTGCTTTATTTGTTCCAGCATCAGAAAAAGCCATCACAACAGTCAATAAAAGAGAGATACAAGAACGCCTTTTGAGATTCTCAGTTCAATGGAATGAGGAAAATGGGTATTATGGTCTAGCAAAATTAAGGCTACGATTCATTCAGTGTTATTATCCTAAGGAAAGAACCTTTTTAGAAACCGAGAAGGGGCAATTGATTAAAAAGAAAGGTTACTTGAAAGTCCCAGTGATCGATCATGAAGCAGAAGAGATGACCGTGAAGGGTAAAAAGAAAATTAAGCTAAATTCTAAGGAAGGTGGTTATACTAAAATCGATGTGACCCCTGAGAATATTGATTTTAATGTGGATGTCGTCATTGAAGGGGCAACCACTTGGCAAGAAGGTAATGCTATAGAGAAAAAGAACTTCCTAGATGGTCTTGCTGTGGCTAATACTATCCCTGCCTTCACTAGAAAGGTAGATGAAAATCCTGAAAAATTCCTTAAACTCTTGGTTGATAAGTTAAACATGGACGAAAGTGATCTGTTTGAAGAAGCGAAGGAAAATAATCAAAATATGCATCCAGCCCTTAAAGAAATTGCAGCTATCAATTTAATTGATACCTATAAACCCGAGGTTGATTTATCCGAATATTTCATTTCTGAGGATTCCGAGAAGTACGATCCTGCTGAATATGTAAATGTCTTTACTGAAGTCAGTAGATCGGATTATTATAAAAACCTGAAGAAAAATTCCAGAGAATTATTTGATGAAAGATTTGATCTACATACTAAAAACGCTAACAATCCTTATTTCTACGATATTCAGGAAAAAAAGGAGGAAGAGGCTAAAGCTCAGCAAGCTGTTCCACCTGAAGAGTCTGCCAACTCCACTGGTCTTCCTCCTACTGAGGAGGCACCAGAGGATCTAATGGGTAGAATGAAATCGGAAAGTGCTCAAATAGCTAACATGACTAAATAATGAATTTTATCAAATACCTTTTTTCTAAGAAATATTTTCCTATAGATTATTCTAAGAAAAGGGAAAATCATATGCCTGGCTCTTTTAAAGATCCAAAGTATAGTGAATTTAAAGAGGATCTTTTAAATCTTCTTTGTACTTGGATGGCTGAAGAACTTGCTGTTAAAGGGAATATATCTGCTCAATATGAAGTTTATCTACGCTTGGTAGAGTCTTTTACACCAAAAGAAAGGTTTGAAGAAGCTAACTATAAAGACCCTATAAAAGAAATAGAGGAACAAATAAAAAAAGAACTTGCCAACCGCAAGTAAATATCTTAATGTTCAGGTAACAACCGATCTTTCCAAATTCAAAAATCTCTCACAATCTTTTGACCAATTGTTTCGTCAAAGTTCTGTGAGAGATCTTTGACGAGATAAGTGCTCAAAATATGAGTGCTTTTTTTGTTCTTTAAACCATATTAAATGTTTGACACAACCAATGATGAGGAATCAATTTTTGATTCTGATACTCAAGTTGAACCTGCCTCTGACGAGCAACAGGAAGAAGAAGTCTCTAATGAAGATGATGGCGACACTCCAAAGTCCTTTGAAAAGTTCGCGATGAAAACGAACATGAAAATCAATGAACTGAGTCAATCCCTGAAAGATTCAAATAAGCTCAACTCCTATTATGCCAGAGGTTTAACCACCGAAGATATCATAAAAGAAGACCCTGAGTTTGCTAAAAGACTTTCTAAACAAGAAGGGTATAGTGATTTTTTAAAAGAATCTAACGAGTCCGTTAAACAGGATTCAGAACAACTTTTAAAAGAGGCTATCTCCGATCTAGTTGTTGACGGTAAAAGATTATCTCTTAAGGATAGGCAAATTCTTAAAGCGCATCCTGAATTTAACAAAGTTTTTAAAGGCTTTTTTGCCTCAGGTTTCAGCCCAGAAGAGTCTGCTAATAGAGCTTTAAAAGAATCATTCCCTAAACAATCTAGCATGGTTGAGTATTCTGTTTTGGGTCTTTCCTCTGAGGAGACACCACAAAAGAAAGAATCTCCTCGGGATGCTTTGGAAAAAATTTATGATAATCCTAAAACTTTTCCTGCCTTCATGAGACAAAGAATAAAGAAATAATATTTCTTTAATTCTAAAACAATGGCTATTTTTAAACTTTCTGACGGTGAACAAGTCAGAACTGTAATTGTGAATAAGGCTAGTGCTACTGTTATTCCTGCTGGTTCTTTGGCTGGTATTACTGCAGGGCTTGCAGTTCCTGCTGTAGCTGCTACTACTAAGGTCGCTTGGTGCCCTCAAGGTGCTGTCGATGGTGAAACTACTTGTGAGCTTACCGTCGGTTGTGATTTTACCCTTAAAGGTACAGGTGACGCAGTTTTCGCTGTTGCCTATAAAGGTACAGAAGTTGATATCACTGATGCTCAACTCGTTGACGTTGGTTCTTCTTCTACAGATGTTCTTTTGATTGATATCTCTGAAAATGCTGGGACTGTAGGTTCTGCTAGTGGTATCACTGTTCGTATTAACCCCACCAAAGTCCTATTTTAATTTTTGGGGTCTTTTTAACTAAATAATTTTTTAAACTATGTTTCCTACCGATTACGCGATTGAGAACATCAAAGGAATCAAGAAAAGCTTTGACAATGGAGTCAATGCAAACATTGAAACTTTCATGGAACTTCCAATCGTGAATATGTACACAACTTCCGATACTTTTTCTATTTTCACTTCAACTGAAGGAATGACAGGGACTAAGCAATTGGGAGATTTTGAAACTCCACCTTCTTCCAAGCTTGAAGATGGATACTCAGTAACTATTACTGAGGACCGTTATGGTAACGGTTTTGACTTGTCAGAACGAACCTTCTTACGAGATGGACGAGACAACACTACTAAAGTTCCTGAATTTTTGATCCGCCAAAGAACCTCTTTGTGGAAGGATGTCCGTTATAAACTTATCCATGATATGCATTTATTTTTAAATGATGCTTTTACTGGTACTTTTCTTTTAGGTCCTGATGGTCAACCTGCGGCTGATGCAGCTCACACATGGAACACTGTAGGTGCTTCAACTTTTGATAATACAAGTACTCTTGCTTTAGATTCTGGAGCCATTGATGCAATGGAACTCTATGCGGGAGCTTTTGTCGGACCTGATGGAAAGAAAAAACCTATTAACTTCGGTGATATTGTTGTTAAAAAAGGTAGTGCCAATGCTCGTGAGGCTAAACGTTTATTTGCCTCTCAAATCACCCCAACTGCTGTTGCTGATGTGAATATCTATGAAGGGGAATATCGAATCATTGAAACTCCTCATATCGATGACGGTCTTCAATGGTTTGCTTTTGATAAAATGGAAGATAACCCTTTCGTTCTTGAAATTGGAGAACCACCTACTATGCGTGAACCTATTCGTTTGATAAATGAATCAATCCGAACCAACGTTACAGGTTTCTGGAAGAAAGGAATTGTAAATATTCCTTTTGCTTTCTACGCTTCAACTGGTGTTGCTTAATCTAATTGTGTGACTGCCCAGGTGAAATTCCTGGGCCTATAAATTAACTTTAATTTTATGGCTCATAAATACGAACACATTTCCACTGGTAATGGATTCTCAGTAAAGAATGGTGCAACAGTTACCAAAGTCATCAATCAAGATGGTTCAATATCAACCTCTGTGGCTGGTTTAGTTGGAACTTTCCAACCAATGCTTGTTCAACAAGCGCTTTCTGGTGCTGGAGCTGTCAACTTGACTACTTATTACACTGCTTGGACAACGACTGCTGCGAATGCTGGGACACTAGCTGATGCAACGGTTAAAGGTCATCTAAAAAAGGTGAAACAGATAGTTGATGGTGGAGATGGAACTCTCACATTTAATGGCACTGCCACTATCGTCTTTGCTGATGCTGGTGATTATGCCGTTTTAATGTGGAACGGAACCGATTGGATTCCTGTTGAGCTAGGTAATGACGCGGATGGAGCGACTGCCCCTGTTTATACACCTGCTGCTTAGTAATTCAACTCAGTCCCCTTATAGGGATTGAGATTGATTTATTAGATTAAAATCTAACTTTAATATTATGCAAACATGGTTTATCAACGGCCGTCATATGAGCCGAGCTGAAATGCTGAAATGGAAAGAGAAAAGAGATAAAGAATTAAAAAAAGAAGCCCCTTTGAAAGAGGCTCAAGAAGTTGATGAAAATCCCACAGCTTCTGATGCTCAATACCCTGTAGAGCTTGAAAAAGATGATCTAGCTATCGATCTTGAATTAACATCTAAAAAATACGAAGAAAAAACAGGGCAACCTGTCCCAAACCGTTACAAGAATGATCTTGAATGGATTAAATCTAAACTAACGTCTGAATAATGATCTTATCAACCCAAAACATAGGAGGAGGTGTTTCAGGAACTCAAATAGGTGAGAAATTAGCCTTAGATGTTTCCATGATCTCAAGTAATGCTGCCTTTGACGGAGTGACTATCAATAGTTATCAATCAAAAGCCATCACTGGAACAGCTAACACGGCTAATCAGTCTCTAATAACAGCACCAGGTGCAGGAAAACAGATTTGGGTTTATGGAATTAGTTTTGTAGTAGGAACGGGGAACGGTTCGGTGGCCTTTCAGGATGAAGATGACACCGCCATTACTCCTGCAATGGCTTTGACTAATGGATATGTTTTTCATATACCGCCTTCTGGAAATTTTGACACTCCTTTATGGCAGGTTTCTACGAATAAGGCTTTAGAAGTCGATACAGTAACATGCAGCATTGCGGGATTTATTACTTATGCAATTGTAACCGTTTAATTATGTCAACTTTGGAACTTTCAAATATAGGTGGCGGGGCTACAGGGACAGAGGTAGGAGACTCAAGGGCCTTGGATGTTAATGTTGTCTCAGGAGGGGGTGGCGCAAGCCCTGTGAATATTTCAGAGGTTGGAGGTGAGGCGTTTGTCTTAGGACAAGCTCTAGCAGATTCTTCTCTGCCAGTTGTTTTAACTGCCATTCAAGCTGCAGCATTGAGCACAAGAGGCGCTACCTCTTCAGTGACCTCTGTCAATGATATGGCTTCTTCTACTACCCTTCTCGCTTCGAATGCAAATCGTTTAAAATATACTGTTTTCAATAATTCCACAGAAATTCTCTATTTAAAAGAAGGTACTGCAGCGTCCCTTACAGACTTCACCGTTGCAATACCACCCCTTTCTCAATACGGATTTTATGAGAATAGTTCTTATACAGGAAGAGTGGACGGGATTTGGGCAAATAATTCTACTGGTGCAGCTTTAATTACTGAAATAACTCCTTAATGCTACATAGTTTTCCTACATTATCGGCAACTCTTAACGCGGGAAACATTACAGGTGCTCATGATATTGTTATGTCGAATGGCCAAGCTTTAAAAACTGGCCAGGTTCAAGATGATTTATTCATTTTACAAGCCTATGACCAAGGCTTAATTTCATATAAAACATATATTACTCTCAAATCAACAGAGGATGGGTCTTCATGTGATCTTTCCCCCTCTGTTACAATGAATGGTTTACCCATAGTTTATGGTACAGAGCCTACAATTTATAATTTAAATCTTTCAAATACAGGGGCACTTAGAACGGGTCAAAGTTCTGGAAATACTCTTTATCTACAGGCTTATGATGTCGACGGAGGTGCTTTCACTACCTTTGGGACTTTAACAGCTGGGAATACTCCTACTTTCGAGCTTTCCACATCGGTTACTTGTGGTGGAAAGCCTTTACCGACCTCTGGGACTTATACCCCTACATATACTAATGTTACTAATATTTCATCCTTTGGAACTGTTTCAGATTTGAACTGGGTTAGAGTAGCAGATAGAGTTTTTGTTTTCGGCAGGGTTTCATTAGATACAGGAGTTTCTGGAGCATTTGAATGCAGGCTTACTTTACCAATTGCCTCTAATTTTTCTCTTTTTACTGATGCGGGTGGTTCTTGTATATCTACAACAAGTATTAGTGCAGCTGTTAGGGCAGATACCACTAATGATCAACTCACTATCATAGGTACAACTACTGATACCGCCGCTAGAGATTACGCAATAAATGCGTCTTATAGAATAATTTAATAATTTTTTCATAATTATGACATTTTATAAACTCACCACAGGGGAATCAGTTGATTTAGATGAAATTCAAACCATTAAAAAACAGCCTTCTGATGATTGGCTAATTCAATGGACTAAAGGTCCAGATATTCCTCTTTCTGCTGCTAATTATCCTTGGATAATGTTTATTTGCTCTTCTTTTATGGTTGAAGTTAACGGGGATCTTGCTTTTAACCGATTGAAAATTAGTAGTATGAATGATGGTACTGTTTATATAGATAATGGGGAAGAAATAGAATTAACCCCAACACAGCAAGAAGATTTAGATTATTGGCTCGGATTAATAGATTTACAAACAGAAATAGACAATTTCATTTATTACAATTATTCTCCTTGGTTTCCAACTATATGAAAGACATAAAAACATCCTCAGCTTTAATAGCCTTAATAAAATTCTTCAATGATGATCCAGTTATTAGTGACTTCATTAATTTAGAGGGTAAAACAGAACAAGAATTAGAAGAAAAAGTAGATATTGGTTCAATATTAAAGACTGCACGTCAAACCAAAGGACTGACTCTATCTGAAGTTGCAGCACAAATAGGAACTACTACACAGATTGTTGATAAAATTGAAAAAGGTGGTATTGAAGTCAATCCTGAAGAAGTTCAAAACTAATTTATTTAATAATTTAACTAAAATATTATGGCTACCAAAAAAGGTTCAAAAAAGAAAGGTGGAGGAAAGAAATGCTAATTTATTTATTTTTAATTTAAAAACCATGATCAATAATTCAACACGTAAAAATTCGCTCACAGCTCGCACTGGTTCTATGAGGCCAGGTATGAAAAGTTCAACTGTAAGGCCTGGGGTTCGCCCTGGAATAGTTAAGAAAGTTGCTAATACTGCAGGGAAGATAATGAGTGGCGCTAAAAAATTAGCCACTAAAGGTGTTATGAAAAACACAGTTAAGAAGATGGCTAACACAATGACAGGAAGAATGAAATAACTCTAAAAATATGTTCTCATCTGATTATAAATCTCATGCTAAAAAGGGGATAAAAAAATCCTTTGGCCTTGATGGCACTAAAAAAGGATACCCTAAAAAAGCTCCTAGTAAGTTTCCTAAAAAGTATAATAAAACTTATCCAAAATTCACCTAATTTCTTTTAATGTCCAGTCTTTCTTCAATACAAACTAGGCTTTCAAAAAAACTTGGAGACTCCGAGACTGTTAATAAAACAGATGCAGAGAGAACCCAAGCTATAAATAATTCTTTAAGGATAGTTTTTGAAAGAAGAAACTGGCCTAATTTATATTTAAATAAAACAATCCAAGGAGTTGATGGAATTTTCAACATCCCTAGGAATATGGATAAGCCTGTTATTTTATGGTATGGGGAAAATACGGATTATTTTTGGCAGTATAATTTTACCAATCAGACCGATTTTTTCACTAAATTCCCCTACGCCTTAGGAATCACTGAATATCAGGGCAGGCAAGTAATACGCTTTCCTGATCAAAGTAATAAAGGTCATGCGGAAAACAATTATATCGGAGAAAGTAAAATAGGAATCAATGACGATGCTTCCAGAGAGCAGGTAGGCACTACTTTTGTCGCAGGAGATTATGGTAACAGGTTTGGGTCTATTTTAAAGTTGAACACGGTAGGATCACCCACAGGGACTTTAACCATAGATATTAAAGCCACCGCTTTAGGTCTTCCGACTGGATCAAGCCTTGCCACAAGCAGTTTAAATGTAAATGAAATTACAGAAAATCCAGAATATCATTGGACTCAGTTTATTTCTTCAATTGCTTTAACTGAGGGGGTAACGTATTCAATAACTGTCACACCTTCTTACGAAACAAGTGCGGCCAATTTTGTTGAGTGGTCTTATTCTTCCACTTCTCAAATCACAGGTTCACAGGTTTTATTTGATGGAAATGATTGGATTTTGGGCACAGGTGATCAGGTCTTTGTTCTTTGTGATGATTTTTACAAATTTCAATACACGACTAAGTTTATAGACCTGGAAAGCCCAACTGATTTAACTGGAATGCCTGATGAATTTGACGAAGCTATTGCACAAATAGCAGCAGGGTTACTCTTAAAAGACAAAGGACAATATAATGATGCTCAGGTTCATTTTTATGGCATAGCGGGTTCCGATCAGGCTCCGACTTCTGATTCAGGTTATGGCCTTTTAAATACCCTTTGGACTAAAGCTTCGGATGTTGCCATAAGAGGAGAAAAAAGACTTCACACTATTTATAACAAACGTGGATTTTATAGGCGAAGATATGAAAATTATTACAACCTTAATATTTAAATTTGGTCACTAGAAACGGAGAAATCATAGTACAAGACTTCCGTGGAATTAATGTCCATGATCACAATTTTAATATTGATGATTCAGAAGCCCAAATAGCCACTAATTTAGTGGTTTCTAACGGTGCCGTTGAAGTAAGGGGTGGGTTTAGTTTGCATAGCTCTTTAGAAAGTGAGGAAAACGGCGGGATTTCATTTTTAAGACCATATTATAAACGGGACGGAAGCGCTCAATTAATATTTTCTCATAAGAATAAGTATTATTTTATCACGGCTGAAGATACTACTTGGACACTAATTGGCGAATATGGCGAGGAGTCTGACAATCCTTATGGTTACCAATTTAAGAATATTTTTGTTTTCGGATCAGGAAAATTAGGCAACAAATCCTATAAATATACTAATGAGCCTCTTTCCTATACTGCTACAACAATTTCCTTCCAAAATCCTTCGACAATCGCTGACAGTAATTCCTTAATTCCAATTTTTCCTCCAGGAAGTTATGTTAGTGTTACAGGATCGACTAGTAATGATGGAATTTATTTGGTCGATCTCTCTTTAGGGGATTTGTTATTTTTAAATGCTGATAATACGCCTTTAGTAGATGAGGCCGCAGGTGACGAAGTGACTTTAAGTGCCTTGGGCTTTTCATTGGTTTCAACTCCTGCCAATACTGATGGTGATTTGAGATTTTTTACTCAATTTGGAGGTAAAGATATTAAATATATTTTGGGAGGTGGGCTAGAAACGGATGAGGAAGAAAAAAATATTACTACTCTTTTCTACACCACTGATCCTGACGATTGGGCCGCAGGAGGCGCAGGAGCTATTCAAATAGGGCCTTCTGATGGAGAGGATTTCACTGGAGTTATTCAAAACAATAATCTTATTGCATACAAAGAAGGCTCAAAAAGATATTTAGATTCATTTTATGAGGAAAATGATGGGAACTTTCAATTAAGAGAGTTCGGAGCCGATCTTTCCTCTGGATCAGTGAATCACGAAAGTCTTGTTGTTATAGACGGTGATGTTGTAGCAATGGTAGGACGTGGAAGATCAATAGAAGGTTATGGTCTTGAGGGGACGGCTTCGGGGAATGCACGTCCGAAACAGTATGCGACAAATATTAATCCTATTCTGGATAATTTAACTTGGCAAAAGAATATTATTAAAAGTGTGAGAGGGCATTTTTTTGATAGAAAATTGTTCTACTCCGCCCCTTTTAATTCTTCTAGTTTTAATAATATTCTTTTGGTTGGTGATTGGGATTCTCTCACAAGAAACGCTCAACCCAGTTGGACAACTTGGGCTAAGCCCATTAAAGGGATGGCCACATTTAGAGATGAAAATAATATTGATCAATTTTACCTAGCCTCTTCCAATGAGCCTAAAATTTATCGATATGATTCTGCAATTTATGACGATAATGGTGAGGGGTATAGAAGGCAATGGAAATCAAAGAAGTTCACACTTGGAAGACGTTCAGAATATGGAAAGGCTAACATGATAATAATTGAGGGATTTATGAGGTTAATAACAGAATTTAAGTTGACTGTCTATGCTGATGGAAAACCACAAAGCTGGAAAGTTAATAAAAATCAAATTATTCAAAGTGAAGGAGGTGGGGGGTACATCGGAGATAATTATATTGGAGATAATTATATCGGTGGAAATTCTTCTCCAAGTGATAAATTTAGATATCAGGCAATTGCTTTTATTCCAAATCAACAAAGATACACAAAGAATATAGAAATTGAGATCGAAAATTTCGAACCTGGGCAATATTGGTCTTTAGATTATTTATCAATCAATGAACAGATTGACATTAAAAATATACCTGCTAGACACAAAAATTTAACTAATTTTCAATAAAAAATAATGGCTAAAAATTTATACCAATTAGAGGCAAAATTAGGAGGCTATGTTAATCAAAGCCTCGCAAAAGAAGCTTCCACAGCCTCTATTTTATGTGTATTTACGGATTCAGATGATTCTAATTCTTTGAGAGAGCCTGATCCTGACACTAAATTATTCGAAATTGACCCTCAAAATACTCAAGGGAAGAAATCCGAATATATTTTATGTGAATCTCACTCGACTACGAATGGCATTACTACTTTGGTAAATGTTACTCGTGGCCTTCAAAGAGACGGGACAGTGGATCTTACAGGATCAGCGGATAGAGCGCAACAATGGTCTTCACCTCCTATAGGGGTTGTTACAGAGCCATTCAATCTGAATTATCTGAGGAAGATGATGCTCGGAGAAGAACAGGTACCTGAGCTAGATATCGCGGGAACTTTAGAGGTGGATGGAATTACAAAATTGAATGACCAATTACAACTTTCAAATTCGGATACTTATATGGACAAAGTTGGTGATGATTTGATATTTAAAGACCCAAATAACCCGATCACTACTTTATCTGAGTTAACCGCTGCGGCTGGTGTAGATAATAAGGTACGGGCCTCATTGACTGATACAACTTCTGGGGTCCTCACTCAAAAAATAGCAGCGGGGAATGGCGTATCTTTGGAAATTCTTAATCCTGGAGGAGACGAACAATTATCAATAGGTTTTTCTATCGATTCTAATTATGGAATTGATTCTTCTGGTACTGACACTTATGTGGTGACCTTGGACCCAGTTTTACCTTCTTATGAAGATGGATCAAGCCTATCTTTCGAGGCAGGAACTTCAAACACTGGCCCTGCAACTGTAAATTTTAACTCCAAGGGGGATTTACCTATTATTACTGGAGATTATTTACCCTTGATAACAAACGCAATTAAGGAAGATCAAAAAGTTTTCGGTCAAGTGTCTGTAAAAGCCGTTACATTTACCGCTGGACTGGCACTTGCAGCCACTTCAGGAACATTAACAGGAAACTGGACTTATAAAACAGGTGTTTACTCTGTTGAATTTTCTAACGGAGACAGACGTGATGTCACTTTAACCAAAGGAGCCACTTCGGCCACTTGGTCAGGTGGTTTATCAGGAGCGGCAACGGCCAATGCCTTCGCTCAATGGTTTGTAATGCACACACCTTCAAATAATATTGAAGGTGGTACTGATGGAAGTAATGAGCATTGGCATGATCCTGTGATAAATTATTCACTATCCAGAAGAAACGTTTTAACTGGACTCAGTACTCTTGGTACTGCCTCAGGAGGTACAGTTTTAATAAATAACGGAGGAGTAAGAGCGGTTACCACTCAGGCAGCAAATAACGCGATTGCAAAATTCGCCTCAGGTGCTTCTAATTATGGAGGAGTTGCTATTTCAGTTCATAATAGAATGCCATCATTTAGAGTGCCTGTATCTATTAATGAGGCAACAGCTCAAGAGGTTTTTATTGGATGGGTTGACTCATCTATAGTGGGGACTTCCTTAGAAAACTCTGTTATGACGCTTGATCATTTCGGTTTCATTGTAGAAGACGGTACTTTATGGATCTCAATAGCGAACGGAACCACTCAGAAAAAAACTAATATTTCTGGATTGGTCGCAGATGTTACAGGGGGAATGAATGGGCTTGGATTTGAGGGATATTTTGACGGGACAACTGCTACTTTTAAAGTGAGTGGAGCATCTGTTGGTACTCTGACTGGTACAGAAGTCCCAGATGGTAATTTAAATACTTTTATGACAGCTGTGATAGCTGATGCTTCTGGAGCAGCTAAAACCATAAGAATATTGGAAAACGGCCTTTTTGGATGGAATGAATCTTAAACTTACATTAACTTAATTAAAATAAATGGCTCAATCATTCGCAGACTGGAAAAAGTCAAATCCTAATGGGAACTTTCAGCAATGGAAGTCTTCCTCTTCATATCCTACTTCCGCTCCAGCCAATAATCCCACTAACCAAAACTCCTCAACAGCACCTAAAGTGCCTAATTTTACTGTGGAATGGGAAAGGGCCCAAAAAGCAAACCCGAATTTGAACAAAAACGAATTTGAAAAGCAATTTATTGCAAATAATCCTGGTGCAGCCGCTGACTTAGAAGCTACCAAAAAGAAACTTCAGCAAACGACTGCATCAAATCAGAAGAAGGCGCAAGAAAATTATCTTAAACAAGGCGGTACCCTTAAACCAGGGGAAGTTTATGATCCCTATGCTCAAATGCAAAAGGCTTCTCAAACTGGTCAAGATATTCAAGGAACAATACAAGGCCAGGAAGCCGATTTAATTAGAAAAAATATTGGAGGGACTACTGATTATAAAACCCCTATTGTTAATCAACAATATGGCAATGCTAAAAATACATTTGAAAAACAACCTCCTGCGAGCAAACAACCTCCTGCCCCTTTAGTTTTGACTGGAGATGAAACTCCTGAAGAGTCACTTCAAAAGCAGCTTGATTATCAAAAGCAGCTTTCTGCTTTCCAAGCAGTGGAATTGGGGTCAGTCTCTGGACAAGTTTCGGATTTCGCCTCTCAACTGAAGCAAAATCAACAGCAGGTACAGGATTTAGTCAACAGTTTAAATAGTAAACAAGAAGGTCTTGGAGATACTGTCAATTCAGTACTTCAGGATATGGCCGAGTCTGGTGCTCAGGTGGAACTCACCCCTGAGGCTTTAAAAATGATAGGAGATATATCTTTGGATACTCCCGCTGATCAGGTGGATGATAAAATCAATCAAATCACTCAGAGCCAGACAGTAGAGCCACAAGTTCAGCCTTTACCAATGGCCGAGCCTATTCCTTCAGAAGCTGTTCTTCCTAAATCACAACAGTATGAAGACCTTAAAAAAAGCGGCTTAAATGCTGGTCAAATTGTTCAGCAAGACCCTTCCATGATGAAAGAAGTTGTCCCTGATGGGTCAATTTTAGAACCAAATATGGGAGTAAGTGTTATCCAAACTCCTTTGGGAGAAGGGTATAAAACCCCTTCGGGGATGGTTATTCCAAAGGATTACACGACTGGATTTGCCAATTTGGGAGCCATGACATCAGACCAGATAAAAAAGATGTCGTTCGCAGATTTAATGGCCATCGATCTTTCAACTCAAAAAACCGCTTCTGATTTAAAACAATTCTACAATGCTCAGACATTTCAAAAAATGGCTGAAAGAAATGATAGAGAATATCAGATTGCAACTTTGGATATGGATAAGTTTTATAATTCTGAAAATAACCGCGTTAGTGAGAGTAAATTAAAGGTTATGCAGGATCTTGAACTTGAAAAAATGAGGCAGGATTTAAGTAAAAACACTACCCTACAACAATTAGGAGAAGCTCAAAGTAAAACAGCCAATATTATGAAGGCTCAGATGGATGCCTGGGGTCTTGAAGGTTCCTCCACCGCTTTAGCGGCAATGAGCGCGCATTCTTTAAAATTTGCACAAGAAGCCTCTACAGTCACTCAAACTTATGATATTAATATCATGCAAATGGCCATGGCTTCAACACAGGCACAGATGCAATTCACAAATAAAGTAACGGAATTGAATCAGACCATGCAGGTCCAAAAACTTCAGCTTAGAAGTGAATACTTAGGGAAAAAAGACGAACTAGATAGTTCGGTACTTCTTTCTAATATAGAAAAAATCACTGAAGATAAAAATATGTATCGGGATTATGTGGGGAAAGTTTATGAAAATGAGCAGGCTACCCTAGCGGCAGCCGCAGAGGCAGAGAAAGAAGCCAAAACCGAAATGTGGGAAAAGCAGAAATACTACGGAGAACAACTTGGAATGCTTGTATCCGTCGATCAGGATGGTATGCCTCAACCCTTATTATCAGAAGACGGTCAACCTGTCATGACTTTATCAGGAAGAAAATCAGACCTAGAAGAATCTCAATTCCAGTTTGATCAAGTAAAGTTTGAGGAGGATGTGAGGCAATTTGGAATGGATTATGCTCTTCGAGAAAATCAACAGTCTTTTTCTCAAGAATTAGATGTTGCTAAATTCGAAGAAGATGTTCGCCAATTTGGAATGGATTATGCTCTAAAAGAACAAGGGCAATACTTCAATCAGGATATGGACGTAGCAAAATTTGATCAGGATAATGAGCAATTCTATGCAACTATGCAAGGATTTGACATGAAGGAAGATTCTAATGGAGATTGGATAGGAACGAACAAAACTGGGGAAATTGTAAATTTTGGCCAAGGAGCCATGCCAGCTATGCCACTTAAGAGTAAATATGATTATAATGTAGTTTCTCCTAACGAAATCAGGTTTAATGTTCCCCCTGGAAAATTAAATTCACGAGGCGAATGCGGCATGCTTGTAAATGATGCTCTTAATGGAGGTCCTGGACTAATGGGTGACTCTTATGAAAGTAAGATGGGAGTTGTAAACTCAGATATGCCTGTTGCTGGAGGAGCTTTCGTAGAAAAGATTAATGGCCTTGCATCAGGGCATACAGGTCTTGTAGAAAAAGTAAATCCAGATGGTAGTTTTGAGATTCGCGAGTCTAATTATCATGGTAAATGGAATGTAACTACAGAAACCATTCAGCCAGGCTCCGCACGTTGGAAAACAATCGTGGAACAGGGAGGTTTTTATGATCCAATTAAAGGTGGAACAAGTGCTGCTAAGAAGAGTAAGGGAGTGACTGGGGATGGGCCAACTGCTAAATTTATACAAGAACAAATGAAAGCAGGTTTTTCTAAAGAGAAAGCAATGGATATGGCGGCAAAAGCAATAGAAAAAGGAACATTGCCAGGAGGGTCTTCTAATGACAGTCAAGTCATGGCTTTGGATAATGCATTAAGTGCTTTGGATGATTTAAAAAAATCCTCTGGAAAAAGTGGGGCTGTTGGAGCTGGATGGCAAAAAATATTCCGTGGTGAAGATACTAATTTCCGAGCTGGATCTGGTCCAGCAAATTTCAAGGCTAAATTTGATAATGTAATGAGTACATTAACTATTCCTCAATTGGGAACTCTTAAAGGCCCAATGTCTGATAAAGACATTGCCTTCCTTAAATCTGCCGCAACATCTCTTTCTTTAAATACATCTGAAAAGGCGTTTGACGAAACCTTAAATAAAATGATTGAAGCCTACAAGAGGCTTCAACAAGATGCTAAAAATCAGGGCACTACTTTAGAGGCAGTATCTGGGCCTAAAAATCAAAATTCTTATTATAATCCAATGGCTACTTCTGGCAGCCCTTATGATTCCGAAGTTTAAATTAAACAATAAATTAAAATGCCTAATCCAATCATTCAAAATTATTTAAAAGATGAAAATATCCCTAAAGAAAAAAGGGTCAATATTTATAATAAATTACAAAGTGGCGCTAATGAAGAGGAAATTGCCAGTGCTATATCCAATAAATATGGGAATACTTACGTTGATGAAAGTAGGCAAACTCCCGAAGGGGAAATGTCAGTATCAGAATTTTTAGAAAAACAAGCGCAGCCTAGAATGGTAGGACAAGGAAAAAATTCCAGAGTTTCTGGGGCAAGAAAGGGTGATGCGGAAGCCACCAAAGAAAGAGTTAAGAAGGAAATTCAGGAGCAGATTTTTGGCAAACAAACTAGCTTTAAAGATAGATGGGAAGGGATAAAAGAAGGCTTTGGTGATGCAATAGATCGAGGAAAAGAAGACTTTAAAGAAGCTGGTACTAACTTCGATAAAGGGAATTTAAAATCATTCGGAAGAGGGGTGCTTGACTTAGGAGCTTCAGTTGGAAATTTTGTCACATCCCCTATAGCGGGAGGTATTGGGGCAGCTAAGCCTGAGATTCAAAGTACTATTGAAAATGTAAGCAGTATTACACCTGGGTTTGTAAAAAAGGGCGCTTCTAAAGTCTGGGAAAATGTACCTGAAGGCGTAAAAAATGTTGGAGAAGACGTTCTTGAAGCTTCGGGATTATTAGCAGCAGGTGCTACAGGAAATGTTTTAAAAAGCACTCTACAAACCGCTAAAAATTTATCAAAAGTTCCTTTAAGGGGAGTTAATGCAGTCACAAGCCCCGTACTTGGTGGAATAAAAAATACAGGAAATTGGGCCTTGAAAAAATTGACAGGAATATCTGATGACGCTATGGATGTTCTAAAAAATGAGCCTATTTTATATAAAGCCGCGCAAAAGGGTGAAATAACCCAAGAAAGTTTAGCTGATAATGTTATTAAAGCCATTAAGTCAAAATCAGATGAAATGTCTCTTACAGGAAAAGGTTATGAAACAATTAGGAAATTAAAAGACCTTGTTCCTGTACCAAAGGCCAGCGTAAGTAACCTTCTCTCAAAAAGAGGGATCGTTATAGGTGATAAAGGCAAATTAAATTTTAAGGGTTCTAATATTGGTAGTGAAGTTGATAAGAATGCTGTCAAGAATGCAATTGATGAAATCAATGGCTATTCTGATAATATTTCAGCTAATGATTATTTAAATCTAAGAAGTAAGCTGGATGACTATGTAAATTTTGAAAGCCAAGTTAGCTCTAAGGGTAAAGATTTGGTTAAATTATTAAGGAGAGAGGTTGATCAGGTGGCTAAAGACAAATTACCAGGTCTAAAAGAGCTTGACGCCTCATATGGGCCTCAGATAAAAGAATTCAAGCAACTCAAAAAAGATTACATGAATATGGATGGCACCTTAAAAGATAATGCCTTCTCAAAAATAACTAATTTGACTAAAAAAGGAAAAGAGCAAATTTTATCAAGATTGGAAGAAGCTAGCCCAGGAATTGGGAGTAAAATAAAGGCACTTTCAGCATTGGAAGATGTCAAATATGCCGCAAGTGGCAGATCGGTTGGTAGCTATCTTTCTCCTATGGTTGGAACAGCAGGAATGACTACTGGGAATGTCCCTATGATTTTAGCAGCTGTTTTAAGTAATCCTAAAGTGGCAGCCAATTTAGTAATAAAATATGGAAGAAGTGTAAGCGCTTCAAAATCAGTGATAAATAGTGTTAAAAACAAAATAATTTCAGGGCAGAAACTCAATCCTTATGAGTCTAAAATAATGTCTAAAATTCTTTCCTTAGCTGATAGTAAATTGTCAAAAGCCTCCGCTGTAACTGCTGGAGGCCTTGAAAGTAAGGAATTGTTAAATGAGGGTTAATTTTTCTTATTTTTATTGATTGAATAAAGAATAATAGCTAATCCCAAAGAGCCTAATAAAGCGATCACTGGACCAAAATTTATCCCAAGAAATGCGCCAATTATACAAAGTAAAAGATAAGAGAATGCATTCATAAATTTATAAATTAAGTTAGTAAAATGAACATAATAAACAAGAAACTTAGCCTGGAGGAATTTAAAGCCTATATTAGCTCTTTTAATTTCTCACCTCTCAATCCTAACAAGATTGTTGTACATCATTCAGCAAGCCCCACACAGGCAGAATGGAAGGGCTCTGCAACTATGCTTTCCATGAAATCATTTTATGAAGGTAAGGGATGGCCATCGGGACCACATCTTTACATTGAAGAGAATGGTATTTGGTTATTCACTCCTATGAATGTCACAGGTACTCATGCAAAGGCAGGGAATACCATGTCTATCGGAATTGAGGTAATTGGAAATTATACCTCTCAGGTGTGGCAGGGGAAAACAAAAGAGAATGTTTTGGGGGTGATTCACTCATTAATGGATCGTCTTAAATTAAGTGATTTCTCTATCAGAATCCATCGCGAGTATTCTCAAACTCAATGTCCTGGGAATATGATTACAAGAGAATGGATCATCAATGAGCTTAATAAATACATCAAACCTCAATTCCCCAAGGAAGAGGAAGAGCTAAGGATCAAAATGGACATAGTAAATAAAGCTTTGGATGATGCCAATCAATCCAGAATAAAACTTTTTAAAGCGAAGGGGAAAACCCCAGATAAAAAATACACTATTAAAGATGAACCTATTTGATCGTTTCATAACACTTTTGTTTTTATTTTTATTGGCTTTTGCCTTTTTTTGGGCAGCAAGTCCTGAGGTATTTACCTTAAGGCCTTTAGTATTTATTTAATCACAGAATTTTTTTCAGCTTCTAGCCATAACGCCTTTATCTGCTTTTGAGCTGCCTCAAGTTCATTTTTTTGAGTTATATTTATTGATCCTTGTGTGAGGATAAACATAATTAAAGCTAAAATAATAAAAGAATTAATAACGGGTAGGTTCTGGATCATTGATCTCATGGGTAGCGTTTTTAATTGCCCTAACCTGAAACTTAATATCATTACGGTTTTCTAGTCCCAAGTGTTTATAGACTATCGGGTCGTCTATTTTAATATATCTCTTATATTGCTTTGTTAGAAGCGAAGCGGTTAATAATAAAACACCGTCTGAGACATTGGTTTTCATTTTCGTGGGGTTGGGCTTAAATAAAGTTGAGCCTTGGAGGGCAACTTTATTATACCAGAGATGTGGGCAACTAACCATCTCCTTGGAGGGAAACGAAAACAATTTTAGTCATGGAATGGTAATTTTGCCTAGTGGCTACCTAAATTCCTGATGACAAATAAATTGTATCAAATCTTTAATAAAAAGTCAAATCATTTATTATAATTTCTTTATATCTCTTAGTAAATTTTTAGCAAATTCTTCTAAAAATTTAATGATTCTATCTTCATACCTTCTAGGAAGGACTGTTGACATATAGACGTTTAATGAGTTCTGATTCATTTCTACACCTTTAGCTACAATCTTATTTTTTAGGCCATAATCTTTAAAAATTTTCTTCAAGGCTTTTTCACGTTCTCTATTTCTCATAATATTATTTTTAATTTATTAAGTAAATAACATAAGCTTATTATAACATATGGTTAAAAGTTTTTAAATAAACGCTTTTTTGCTTTAATTTAAGCGTGTTTTTTCTCTAAAAAGGACTATAATTAAGTCAACTTTTTTTTATTTATTATGGATAATTTAATTCCCGCCCTTGATCCTGTTGTAAGTTTGGGTCAATATGGTATAGTTGGAGTGTTAATGTTGTTTATAATCGTTCAGGCGGGATGTATTTATCTTCTGTTCACCCTTCTAAAGACGGCCTATCAACAACATCAACTACTTGTGCAGACTCATATTGAAAATCAAAATGAGATCTTCCAAAAATTTACTCAAGCTTTCAGTGATTTAAAAACTGAAATCCTAAGAAAATAATATGGAAATACCAATGTCTGAAAAACTTAAAGCCTTGCACCACTTACAAGATGAAGAGTGGCCATGCCTTAAGATTATGCGAAAGGTCAGGATAATCATACTAGTTATGGCATCTTGCGCCTTTTTTGTTTTTTGTTTCTTTTCTTATCTTAACTATCAGGTCAATTTAAGCACACTGCTTGAAACTAAAAAAATAACCGATTTTATTACTAATAACCTAGAAGTTTATGAAGAAGGTGAAAATCAAGGGAACTAATAAAGTCATTGGAGTAAAAGAGTGGAAGTCAAAAGATTCTACTAAAAGACCCTATCCTAAAAAACCTCGTCCTAAGTCTTATGTGGCTTAGCTTTTAAGTAAAATTAAAATAAATAATAGTAAGGCAATTATTACGCCGATTGCTCCGTAAGGCCCGATGAGTTCAAAGAATTCCATAGGTAGTTATTTAAGCTGATACAAAAGCTTTTGAATAGTACTCCTCCACTGAAAAATGATGTCTAGCAGCTAAGCAAGCATCTGCTTTATATTTTAGTCTTTTAGCATCTTCTGGGGAAACAGCTTCAAAGTATTCTCTTCCAGAAGAAGGGCAATCATAAGCAATAAAATACTCGTCACGATCAAATACGCCCGCACTTTCAGGGATTTTATAAAGACTATTCCCCTTCCAGGTTTTCCCATCTAAAAGTTCCGCTTTCGTTTCTATAATAAAGGAATCTCTTTTGCAGAATTTCATTGCAATTGCTTTTTTGTCTGAATTATCAATTTTGTTAATCTCTGCAAAAGTCATTGTTCTAGAGGTAATTTTATGGTGTTCTTCTTTTGTAAAACAAACTCCGTGTAAATAATAAAGTTCGTAATCATCTTTCCAAGCAATAGCTGATTGATATTCAGAATGTAGATTGTTTTCCTTATCTCTAAGAATTCTTATAGGCTTTCTTGAATAAATACAAAATCCTTTTAATTGGATTGATAAAAAAATATCATTCTCTAGCAGTGCTTTAAATTTATGAAATTCAGGCAAGTTTATTAACCCAATTCGATCGAAGAAATCGTAAAAGGAATTCCATCCATAATCGTTCACATCTCCATACATAGCCCACGTGAAATATTCTAACTTTTGGCCCCTGACTTGGCCCCTGACTTGGTCCCAGACTTGGTCCCCGACTTGGTCCCTGACTTGGTCCCCGACTTGGCCCCCGACTTGGTCCCTGACTTGGTCCCCGACTTGG